GCACATTGTATGTTGCTCGCGGCGCAGCCTGCGAATTCTACGAACAAGTACGCGGCCTGATGTCAGTCGAAGTACCGGGCACACTTGGCCGAACATTCAGTTACTACGGCTACGTTGCAACGTTCATCGCTGACAGCGACATGGTTAAATACATCGTCGTTAGCGGTTAGTCGAGTAGCGGCGTAACCGCTATGGCAACATATCTAACAGCATCAAAACAATTGTTAGGCAACTACGCCTGCATATCTACGCTCGAGCCAACCGACATACAAGTTGGCGACAGCGTAGTTGTAGGCGCGTTAGGCGCACCGTTTAACGGCACGTTCACGGTTTTAAAATGCCCGCAATATAAATACACGGGCGTTGACAGCGAGACTGGCGAGTGGACATTTGACGCGACGATCGCTATACCTAACCAGTTGCTTTACGCTTGTACGGGTGACGATGTTGAGTTCGCGGCGATCTACACCGGCACGGTCGCGTTCACGCCCACGTGTACATGGATAACGGCAGCAAACCTAATCACGTATTTGGGTGTGTCGATTACCAACCCGTCAGATGATTACACGCTGATTACGCAGGCCGTGAGCGCTGGCAACCAGTTTTGTAGTCGTCGTCGAGCCGAGGCAGGCTACAACGACAGCCTTAGCACGTCGCCTAGCGGTGATGTCACGCTCGGCACTTTGATGTACAGCGCCGCGTTGTGGCGTTCGCGTGGCTCGCTCGAGAACGTGTTTGCGTCGTTTGACGGCATGGGAACAGCACCCCAACAATCGTTAACCCCGATCGTTAAACAATTGTTAGGTATTGACCGACCAGCGGTTGCCTGATGCCCGCACCATACACCGATCTATTCAACGAGACGCTAGACGATCTCGCTACGACGCTCACCGCGATCACGTCGTTGCGTGTCGTAACCGACCCAACCAAACTTGTGCCGAATTGTGTGTTTATTCAAGCACCAAGTTTCACGACGATCGCTGGCAACGGCAACATCGTACGCATGGACTACCCGATCAAAATTGTTGGCAGCGGCCCAGCGGGGCTACCCGTGTTGCGCGAAATACTGCAAATTACGGCAACCGTTTTAGGGTCGGCAATAATCGTGATGTCGGGTCGCCCCGGCACACTCGACATAGGCGGGCAAGAGTACCCGTGCTACGACCTATCGGTCGGCGTACAAGCACAAACTGCGTAATACACACCGACAGGCAATTGTTATGGTAAAACTATAGGTACAAGACAAAAGGATTAACACATGGCAACTAGCACCTATCTATCAAACCCAGTCGTTTTAATCGGTGCGTCAAGCGCATCAACAACCGACATCACCGATCAAGTATCGGCAGTCACCGTCAACTACGTTGTCGAAGCACTTGAGGACACCGCGTTCGGCTCGACTGCCCGCACCAACACAGCAGGCTTGCAATCAAACAGCGCCACGTTGACTTTGTATGCGTCGTACGCAACATCAGAAAGTTACGCAACATTGTCAGCGCTGGTTGGCACAAAATGCTATATCAAAGTAACCCCAGCGTCGGGCGCAAACACCGCAACAAACCCCGGTTTTGAATTGACCAACACGTTTTTAAGCGCGTTGCCAGTTGTCAATGCAAATCTTGGCGAATTGTCAACATACGACATAGAACTTGTAGGCGGCTCGTACACAGTTGACGTAACATAATTTAACGTGCCAAAACTGGCCGAGAACAGGAACAGGCAATGAGATTAAAACTAAAAGTCGATCTACAAGACGGCACAACGCCACTCGAATTAACAACCAACATGTTTGTTATTTGCGAGTGGGAAAAAACTGAGGGTCGCAAAATTAGCGACGGCAAAGGCATCGGCTACACCGATCTAGTTTGCTGGGCGTACAACTTGTTGAAACTTAGCGGCGAAAAAATGCCTGCAACATATCGCGATTGGGTTAAAGCAAACCCGAACATGACGATTGAGGCGATCGACGAGACAGACCCAAACCATACGGCGTAGGCAGTTACCGACGGCAACTAGCAGAACTGCTAGTCGCTACAGGGTACTGGCCTACGGCAATCGAGTTTGACACGCGCGACCTAATCACGGTGATTACGATATTAAATAAGCAAAAGAGGTAGCGCAATGCCAGCATCAACAACTATTGAGGTCGTCGGGGTTAAACAGACGATTAACTCGTTGCGTAAAATTGACCCGCAGTTGCAAAAAGATTTTAAGGCTGACGCAACCGCGATCGCCCAGCCAGCAATCAACGCAGGCAAAGCCGTTTACAAAGATTTGCCGTTATCGGGTATGCGATATGCGTGGACACAAAACGCCCGCAAAATATTTCCGTTTGTACCAAGCAAGGCAGCCAACGGGGTCAAGATGCGGTTTGACACTCGACGTAACGCCGTTGGCGTAATACTTATAGAGCAAAAAGATGTTGCGGCGGCCGTGTTTGAAACAGCGGGGCGCGCGAACGCAAACAAGTTAGGTAACGCGCTCGGGTTTGTTGGCGCTGGTCGCACTCGACTGATCGGGCCTGCCGTGTATAAAGCGCGTCGCAATATCGAAGCCGAAATGACAAAGATGATCGTTAAGACTATGCGTACCGTGCAAAGCGAGTTATAGACATGGCATTATCTATACCTATTGTCTCTGAGTTTGACGGCAAAGGCATTGACAAAGCAATTAAAGAATTTAAACAATTAGAAACCGTCGGCGAGAAAGCACAATTCGCAATTAAGAAGGCGGCTGTGCCGGCAGCGGCGGCGTTGACGGCGGTTGCGGGTGCGCTCGGGTTAGCGGCTAAAGCAGCAGCCGAAGATGAACAACAGCAAGCGATTTTGGCTAACACTATGCAAAACGTTGTTGGTGCTACTGACGCGACGGTTGCGGCAACTGAAAACATGATTGCGGCGATGTCGAGGGCAACAGGTACGGCTGATAGCGAATTACGGCCAGCGTTTAGCGCGTTGCTGGTTGGTACTAAAAATGTTGGTGAGGCAACTGACGCATTGGCGTTGGCACAAGATATTGCGATCGGTACTGGCACAGATTTACAAACCGTTAGCGACGCGTTAAGTAAAGCGTATGCAGGCAATATGAAAGGTTTGCAGGCGTTATCGCCTGAAATGAAAGGTTTAATTAAAGAGGGTGCGTCGCTCGACACAATAATGTTGGCGTTGTCAGACAATTTTGGTGGCGCGGCCGCTAAATCAGCCGATACGGCAGCAGGCAAATTCAAAATATTAAAAAACAGTTTGGCTGAAACACAAGAGAGCATTGGTGCGGCATTGCTACCCGTGTTGCAAAAAGTGTTGCCATATTTGCAGGCAATGGCTGATTGGGCTCAACGCAACCCGACAGCGTTTTTAATTATTGCAAGCGCTATATCGGCAGTCGCAGCTGCGATCGTCGCAGTAAATATTGCTATGGCGCTTAACCCGTTTGGTTTGATTGCGGTCGGTATTGCGGCATTAGTAACTGGTCTAACCATTGCATACACAAAATTTGAAACGTTCCGCAACATCGTCAACACGGTGCTTAACGGTTTAATTGCAGGTTTTGAAACGTTTGCTAATTCGTTTATCGGTGCAATTAACTTAATTATTCGTGGCATGAATTTAATCAACCCGTTTACCGACATACCAAGTTTGCCGACGATTGCGTTGGGTCGTATTGGTGGCGCTGGTGGTGCTACACCTGTTACGGCTGATACGCGCACAGCCGATCGTATGGCTCGAGAAGCAGGTCAAATAATGCCTAGTTTGCCCCCAAGCATTATTGGCGGCGGTGGCGGTGGCGGTAATTCTGTCGGTGGCGGCGGTGGTGGTGGCGGTGTTGGTGGCGGTGGCGATTTAGTAACTATTCAAGGCGCGTTAACCGAGTTTGGTATGGCTGAACGTATCGCAGCGCGTGGTAGCGGTGGCGTAACAATTAACGTGACGGGCGGTATCTCGACTAGTGCTGAGATCGGGCAGAGCGTGTTAGATAGTTTGCTGGCCTACCAGCGCGTATCAGGGCCACTCGATTTACAGATAGCGGTCTAATGGCTGGGGTTGCGGTCGTTGCTAGTGGCAACTATGACCTAGAAATTGACACGGGGTTTTTGCAAGATGCGTTTTTGCTTGATGACGCAACGGCAGGCGTTTTAGATAACACAACATATGTGCTTGACGGCACGACACAATATGCGAGCGTTTTAGACGGCATCAATCAGGTGTTTGTGCGTCGAGGGCGACGCGATCAAGGCGACCAGTTCGGTGCAGGCACGATGACGTTTACGATGCTTGACACCGACGGTATCTTTATGCCGTTTGATGAAAACAGCCCGTACTACGACACGGCAGAGGCTAAACCAGGTTTAGCACCGATGCGATCGGTGCGGTTATCTCGATACAGCGCCACAAATGTCAAAGAATATTTATTTGTCGGCAAGATCGTCAACTTTGATTACAACTTTGCGCTTGGCGGTTTGGATACGGTGACGGTATTTTGTGCCGACGACTTCTATTTGTTATCGCAAACATATTTAGATGAGTACAACGTCAGCGAGGAATTGTCAAGCGTTCGTGTGTCGGCAATACTTGATCGACCCGAGGTAGCGTTTCCCGTTGCTAACCGCAGTATTGGCACAGGCACACAGACGCTTGGCGGTGACGCGGCGTTTACGATTGCGCAAGGCACAAACGTTCTCGGCTATTTGGCGCAAGTTAACGAGGCTGAGCAAGGCCGTTTATATATGTCGCGTGACGGCGACATCGTGTTCGAGCCACGCATAGGCACAACACTTGACGCGAGCGTTGCAGACTTTCACGACGACGGCACAAACATACCGTACAACGGGGTAGGCATAACTTTTGAAGCCGATCAAGTTGTTAACCGTGCGGTCGTGCAACATTTGGGCAGTAATAACCCGCAGATCGCTGACGACGCTGGCAGCCAAGCAACGTACTTTATACAGACTTACAGCATCACAAACAGTTTGTTGCATAATGACACGGCGGCGCTCGAGTTGGCGACCTATTTGCTTGACCCTAACCCTGAGCCACGGTACACGTCACTAGCGACAGGGTTTCCGTTATTAAGCAGCGCCCAACGCGACACGGTTGCCGTACTCGACATAGGCGACACGATCACCATTGAAAAATCGTTTGCCCCCGGCACAAGCCCAGCGTCACTAGCCCAAAACCTATCTATTGAGGGCATCGAGCATACGATTAACGTGAACAGCGGTCATAGCGTCACCTATTACACGTCGCCCGTTATCGTATTAAACGAGTTAATACTTGACGATTTGTCGTTTGGTATCCTGTCAGCAGATAACGCTTTAGGTTAAAGTAGGCATTCATGGCAAACACACAAACATCAGTACCAAGTTTTACAGCCGGGCAGGTATTGACAGCCGTGCAACAAACGCAAATAAATACGGGTATTCCAGTTTTTGCTACGTCGGTTACGCGTGATGCGGCGTTTGGTGGCACAGGTGAAAAAACGCTTGCTGAGGGTCAGTTTGCGTATCTTGAGGACAGCAACACAACGCAATACTATGACGGGTCAGCGTGGCAAGCGTTAACTGGTGCGCGAATTGGTCAAGTTGTTAGCACAACAAAAACAGACACTTTCACGGCGGCTACTACGACCTACACAGACATCACAGGTTTAAGCGTGTCTATTACACCAACATCAGCAACAAGCAAAGTTTTTGTTATAGCAATGATTACAGGCAGTAACGATGTGACCGTGTCGGTTGCAACACTTCGACTAATGCGTGGTTCTACCGCTATTGCAATCGGTGACACGGCTGGTAGCAGAGTTGTTGGCACAGCACCTTTAACGGGCGGTCAAGACGCAGCGCAAAACAATACACAAATGATTGCATTTTTGGATAGTCCAGCGACAACAAGCGCAACAACTTACAAAATACAAGGTCGATCAAATTCGGCTGCCGACACTTTTTTTATTAACCGTTCGGACACAGACAGCGATAGCACAGTTTTCAATCGCACAGTTTCAACTATTGCAGTTTTTGAGGTAATTGTATGACCAATTATGCAACAGTTTTAAAACGCCGTTACAAAGGCAAAGAGTGGACACTAAGCGGCGATGACTACGACGGTCTTGTGTGGTTATCAGATACAGCAAAACCAACTAAAGCAAAATTAGATAGTTTGTGGGAAGAAGTGCAACAAGAAATCGCCGACGAAAAAACCGCCAAAATCGCAACCCGTCAAGCCGTACTCGACAAACTTGGTTTAACCGCAGATGAAGCCGCCGCACTATTTGGCTAGTTTGGCATTGTTAATTGTGCTGAGCGCTTGCGAAACCACACGCGACAACACACTTACAGTCAAATCGCGCGTCAAAAACATGACGCTCAACAATTGCAACGTGCCTGATCGTTGCGGCATGACACCATGACCCGGCACAGATACACACCAAACGAGTTACACGCTCGAATGGTCGTAACCGTCGGCGTATTACTAGCAGTCGTATTTGCCGTAGTTGTCATTGGTTTTGTGTACGGCCTGCTATTCATATCGCAACCTATGGAACAAGCACCAAACGACAAAGAATTTATATCGCTAATGGCAACGATCGTCACGTTTTTGTCAGGCACGTTGGCTGGCATTGTTGCGTCAAACGGCATAAAAAACAAAGCAAAAAACGATGCCGAATAGACCGTACACAATCACGCAACAACCAGTCGTTAAAGC